CTTGTGTGGAAATAGTGTATTTACTCTTATGAACTGAGTATAATCATCAGATTTATATTTTTGAGGAATACTACCGGCGCAATTTATGATTAGATCACCATCATTCAAAATTCTATTTACTAGATCTGTTAGCCTTTCCCAATTATCAGAACATATGTCAAAATCTTTGCGAGTTACACAGGTTACTTCATGGGAACTAGAAAGTATTTTATCTACATAATGTCCTAACATTCCAGTTGAGCCAAATAAGAGAACCTTCATTTGTAGTTATTAATATTTATAAAATTAAATTTAAACATAAAACTACAAAGGTTTATTATGATGGACAAAAAGGTAATCTTGATATTTGGAGGCACTGGGTCACTAGGATATGAGTTTGTATCAAGGTATCTTCAAAATAATACTATTTACAACTACTCCAGAGATGAATGTAAGCATTGGCAAATGAAACTAGATTTCAACCACAATACAAACCTTCACTTTATTATCGGAGATGTTATCAACAAAAACAAAGTTAAAGAAACGCTATTGCGAGTAAATCCAAATATTGTTATTATTGCATCAGCAATGAAACATATCGATCAATGTGAGTATAATACAGATCAGAGTCTAAACACAAATCTAATAGGTGTCAAAAATATTCTTGATACAATTGAAACTGATAAACCACCTAGTTTGGAAACTGTATTATTTGTAAGCAGTGATAAGGCATGCAGTCCTATCAATATTTACGGAATGTGTAAAGCATTGTCCGAAAGCCTATTGGTTGAGAAATCATACTACATGAAGTCAGTTAAATTCGTAAATATTCGTTATGGAAATGTTTTGAATTCTAGAGGAAGCATCATTCCGTTGTTACACAACATTGGTAAAGATGATGCAAAGAAGGCATTTACATTGACGAATGATAGCATGACAAGATTTGTAATGACACTTGAACAAAGTGTGGATTTGATCGAACATGCACTTCTTTGTGGTGAGACAGGTGACACTGTTATACCCAAACTAGTTTCAATGAAGGTAAAGGATCTGGTCGAAATATTTTCAGAAAAGTATAAGAAGCCGATCAAAATTACTGGTATTCGACCAGGTGAGAAATTATTGGAGTCCCTCATTAACGAAACTCAAAGCGCAAGGATTGTTGTGAATGGTGAATACACTCATATTAAGTCTTTGTATGATTTCAAAAAGGAAATCAATGAGGATGATTTGGTTGACTACAATAGCAAGATTAATCCGATGACAAAAGACGAATTAATGGATTATTTATTGAAGTTAAATTTGTTATAATAATATAAAGATAAAGGATATAATTTATATTATTAAATGCGCATTCTTCTTGTGAATATAAACTTTCATAGAAAAAATTATAATGCATTACTGAGTTACAAGAACATTCAAGTCGTTCAGATTTATGATATAAATCAAATAAATAATATAAACTTGTCTGAGTTTGATTGTGTTTATAGTCCGTCGATTCCTATTGATATATCTAGATATCCAAACACAAAGTTTCTATTCGGTCCTCATTTCTCAGTTTTTCCAGATGAAAAGGTGTTATCTGTAATTGGGTCAAACTCTCGTTACAACCAATTATCAACATGGACTGTAAATTCTTGGAAAATATTTGATATAGTCAAAAACTTAAATTTGATCGAGTTGCCTTTTGGTGTGGATACTGATACATATTGTGAGATTAAACCTATACAAGAACGGAGTTATGTTTTTATTTATTATAAAAGTCGTAATCCTGATGAACTACAGTTTGTTAGAAATATTCTTGACAAACAACAAATATCATACCGCATCTTCAGTTATACCCAAAGATATCACGAACAAGATTATATTCATTTTCTACGCGAATCCAAATATGCCATTTGGATTGGGCGCCATGAAAGTCAGGGATTTGCACTCCAAGAAGCCCTTTCTTCTAATGTTCCGTTATTAGTATGGGATGTTACTTCAATGAATCAAGAATATGGGTTTAATTATGATGATATCCCAGCTACAGCAATTCCGTATTGGGATGATAGATGTGGGGAATATTTTCATAAGGCAGATGAATTTGAAGAAAAATTCAAATTGTTTGTATCAAGGTTAGATTCTTATAGACCTAGAGAATATATCATGGAAAATTTATCAATGGCGAAATGCGAAGAGAAACTGATTCAAGTAGTGGATCAAATGAAGTCAGAAAAATAAGTTGTATAACTTTTTTATGTAATTTCGGAGTAAAAATAATATAAACCTAATTATTTATATTATTCTATATGTCGGCGGTAATCACATTCTCCACTTGTTTCTATATTCTTAAATCAAAGTTCGATGCAAATCAATATTGTGTTTGGGCTGAGAATTTCATCAAGATTGCCAACAACTTCAACCTGGTGATTTACACTGACGAATACAGTTCCAAGTTTATTAATACGAGAGGGAAACCGAACATCAAGGTTATAATTAAACCCATTGAGCAGTTTCACAACTACAAATATAAAGATTACTGGATTGCTAACCATGCAAACAATGACCTTTTGAACAAGCGCGTCGAATGGCAAGTCAATATGCTGTGGAGCGAGAAAGCCTGGTTTGTCCAAGAAACAGTTGCCAATTCATATTTTGATACGGAATATTATGGTTATTGTGACATCGGTTACTTTCGAAATGGGCAAAGTGATCTACATACCGATTTTCTCTCGCAATGGCCCAATACGGATAAGATTCTTGCACTTGATAAGAACAAAATTCATTATGCCCGTGTCAATAACGACCGAAATTATATGAATGGACTGTATCGTCTAGTGAGCAATAAGAATGAGAAAGGTCTTTCTATCATACCACCTAATCAGGTTTCAATTGCAGGTGGTTTCTTCATTGGACACAAAGATAAGATTGATTGGTGGGCCATGACATACGATACCAAGTTGAGTCTGTATTTTGAGAACAATTATTTGGTGAAAGATGATCAGATCATTGTGATTGATTGTATCATGTCAGATCTGAAACATTTCGTTATGCACGAGGAAAACAGTAGTTATGACAATTGGTTCATGTTCCAACGGCTTTTGTTGTAACTCGTTTATTATAGAGAAATACATTATGAGTTTGTTCTATGTTGGAAATTCAAAATGTTGTTGTTTGGGGACACAAATTGCATTCATAATTTATTGTGGTTTTTGGAATACAATTATCAAACCGCCTTGTAATTCTGTCCGTCACCGTGTCCTGAATCATAATACACACATGGTTTCGCAATATACACGCAATTTGTATGCTCAAGCACTCTCAACCAATAATCATAATCATCCGCAGTTTTCATAGATTTAAAATTGCCACTTGTTTCTATAACTGATTTTTCAATGACGACACTGGAACAAACGCAACAATTGTTTATTTTCAGAATCGCCAAATCCCAAATTACACGAAAATTACCATTCTTTATCAAGGGAACACGCTGTATCTGATAAATTTTATTGATGTAATTGAATGCATAGTCCGCAGTATACCTTTTATATTGTTTGTTTCTATTGAACACACCCGAACCAATTAGAGCTTCTGTGCAAGACATTTTACACCCGGATTTTTTCATCATGTCTATTTGCATAGTCAATTTGTGTGGAAACCATATATCATCATCATCGCAGAATGCAATGTATTTTCCTAAAGCAATTTCCATACCAAAATTGCGTTGGTATCCGCCGGGACAAGCAAATCCGTGTATCTCTTTACTATTTTTTTCTAAATTAATTATTTTTACTCCGTTGCTTTCAAAATCAAATGTATAATATTCGGGTTGTGTAGAACAGTCATTTACTACGATAATTTCAACATTTTGATATGTTTGTGCTTTTACTGATCGAATTGTATTCATCAGATAAGTAAAACGATTGTATGATGCGATTATCACAGACACTTTATCATTTTCCATAATTTGAATATATACGCATTATATATTTAAATATATCCTTATACAATTGTAATAATGATAAGCATTTTGGTCCCAATATACAATGGTGTTGAATTCATTGATGATTCCGTTGGATCCGTTTTGAATCAGACATACCAGGAGTGGGAACTCATTATTGGAGTTAATGGTCATCCTGAAAACTCTGCTGTGTATCAGCGATCGTTACAGTATATTGATGCCAACAATGATAAATCTATAAAAGTACTGGATCTTCATCAAATCAAAGGGAAGGCAAATGCGCTGAATGAAATGGTGAAACATTGCACTTACGAACATATTGCACTTTTAGATGTTGATGATATTTGGCATCTACAGAAACTGGAAAAACAAATACCATTTGTTGTGGATTACGATGTCGTCGGTTCGCGTTGCATTTATTTTGGTGATCATCGCGAAGGAACCGTGCCATTCATTCCATTATGCGATATAAGTCATCACGATTTTTTCATAGGAAATCCGATTATCAATTCGTCAGCAATTATCCGAAAAAGTCTATGTTTCTGGAATGAAAATGGCATCGAAGATTATGACTTGTGGCTAAAATTGCGTGCCCAGAACAAACGGTTTTACAACTGCTCGCAAATACTTGTGAAACATCGTCTGCACACAGACTCTGCTTTCAATGCCAAAGGCAATAACAATTTGGTTGCCGAATTACTGAATAGACACAGGAATGCAGTTCCATGAATCGGGGCACAAATCGCTGGTATCGTGACCAATTGACGGTCCAAACCACACCGATGGGTAGCAAACGATCTTCTCCGGCGATGGATTGAAGTAAGCCCCCCACCAACTGAAGGAGCTGTTGGCAATCACATTGTGCGCACAACAACTCATCAACAACAGTTGTTCCCAATCTTCTAGATCACGCGGCGCACGAGTAAATGAGATCATTGGGAAATCATACCGCAATTTGAATATTATTTCTAATACTTGATTTGCATCTTCATCTTCACAAAAGTATAAAATTTTCTTCACACAACATTTTTTATTGATCAAATGTATTGACTCTTTATAATATTCGTGTGGCATAATCGGATGCACATGCTGAATGGCCTTGTAATCACCCAGACGAAAATGGACACTCACTGTATTCGCTTCAACTAGCGTGAGGTTTTTTTGCATAATGCTCTCTCTCTGTTCTTCGATCTTAATCAAGTTGCAAATGATGTCATAGTGCGGTTGGAAATACTTGTAGCTTTGAAAGTAACCGAATATACAGACATTTCTGTTGCGCATCGCAACTACATCCAAGTCATTGAACCTGAAATTTTTCTCTCGAAGTGTTGTTGATAGGTTCAGATTATCTCGTAAGAATGGTTTCATTGCAGAGAGAAATGTGTCCCAGTAAGTATGTCTCTTGGCGTCCAACTGCTCAACATTCAGGAATACAAATCCATTCTCACTTCGAAGGGCATACGAAATTGCTGCAAAAATCTGGAATAGTTGGTTTCCCAACCCACCCATCAAATGACAAGACAGCATATGTATATTTCGTATAACCTTTTGGGTTTATATTGTTATTTTGGAAGTAACAATGTCACAAAAAAATTGATTTTGTTGGTTGAAAATGATCTTTACATAGATAATATATACAAATGAAGCAGGCGATAATAAATTTTGAAAATATAGTGGATGATATCATCTACTATATTGGTACAAGTGCGACAGATAATTTTGATGTGATTGATAAGGGAAATCCAAATGACTACTGGTTTCACGCCAATAATTGTTCCTCATGTCATGTAGTTGCTAAGGTTCCACAATGGATAAATAATAAACACGAACTAAAGACGATTTTGAAACGAGGTGCTCTGTTGTGCAAGCAATACACGAATAAGCTTTCGAGAACTGACAAGGTAGAAATTGTTTATACACGGGTGAAAAATGTTGAAAAAATGAAGGTGGCTGGTCAGGTTGAATTTATTGATGGGAAAATTATGGTTGTCTAAACAGAAGCTACTGGCGTGATGTTTTGAATAAAATCGCAATGTTTTTTTGTTTTCAAATGTTTTGACAGGTCGACCTTTCTAAATTCCGATCCACATTCGCATGTCATTTTCTGACATTGCTTTTCTAAAATGTCATCCTTATTTTTATGATACCAATCAAGTTTGCACTGATTAGCTTGCTCCTTATGCTCATCTTGATACTGTTTGACAGACTCTTTGATCTTGTCAGCATTTGCATTGTAATATTCTTTGCATTTTTCTTTGATCTTATCCTTATTTGCCTCGTTATATTTGCGTTTGTTCTCCTTAATTTTTTCAGCATTCTTCTCTCGATACGCTTTCTGTGCTGCCTTCAACTTGGAAGCTTTTTCATCATTTTCTGATTGTATTTCTTGACCAGATTTTATCACAACATTTTCTGTTTCAATAACTGCATTTTCAGTCACGGCGTTTTCAGTAAATTCATTATGCTTCTTCGATTTCAAATGTCTAATTTTATTTATAAGTGTGTATTGCTCGCCACAATCCTCACAAGTAACTACTTGCGATCTTTGCTCTTTAAGATGTTCTTTGTTCTTCTCTCGCCATTCTTTTTGTCCTACCGCCAACATCTCTTTATTGTTCTCGCGATACACCTTTTTATCGGCAGCCAACTTCTCCTTGTTTTTCTCTCTATATTCAGTTTGGTAGTCTTTGATATTGACCTTGTGTTCATCTGCATATTGTTTTTGGTATGCTAGTTTTTCATCTTTATGTTCCTCATAATGATACTTGGCCTTTTCCAGAATAGCTGGTTTGTGTTCTTCGTACCATTCTTGTTTATACTCGACTGGATTCTCCTTGCACATAGCGTAGGGTTTGTTGATGTTCAAGCTTGGTGATAGTTTTTCAATCCACTGGTGCTCAATTGCTTCTGCTTCTCTCCTGTCATTGCAATGAACCTTTGCAAGTTGTATCATAGACCAATTTTCCCATTCACCATTATCGCGAATACATTTATATAATAACTTATCATACTCATGACAGTTTGGATTACAAAAGTTTGATTTGTGTTGTGATTGTCGTTTCGTAAAATTTGTTGTATGGCCAATATAAACATCCTTAATATTTGTATCTTTACAACAAATTTTGTAGATGACAGTCTTTGAATAATCCATTGGATTCTTGGGCATTGTCTTATAACTACTTATAATATTATATTTAAGTTATTACGCTCTAAATAACTAGAAGTCTTCATTAAATTCGAACACCTCGGATGATTTCGTTTTGTTAGCGAGAGCATAAGCGTCTGTTTTCTTTTCAAAAAAGTTAGTCTTACTTTCTAGGCTAATTAATTCCATGAACTCGAACGGATTGGCAGCATTGTAGATCTTGTCATATCCCATCTGCAAGCACAACCGGTCGGCGACGAATCGAATGTATTGGGACATCATATCCGAGTTCATTCCAATCAGACGACAAGGCAGCGCTTCGCAAATGAATTCCGTTTCAATTTCGACAGCTTCCTTGATGAGCTCCTGGAATCGCGCCTTGCTCATCTTCTTTATAAGCTTGGAATACAGGAGGATCGCAAACTCACAATGGAGCGCCTCATCGCGGGAAATGAGCTCGTTGGAAAAGGTGAGGCCGGGCATAAGGCCGCGCTTCTTCATCCAATAGATACTACAGAAGGCACCACTGAAAAAGATGCCCTCGACACATGCGAACGCGACAAGACGAGTGGCGAAACTGCTGCGGTTGTCGTGAATCCACTTCTGCGCCCAATCGGACTTCTTCTTGATGCAAGGGAAGTTCTCAATCGCATTAAAGAGGCGA